ATGCAAAACCTAGCGAGAAGATTGACACATCTGGGTCATCTGATTCTCTTGGTGGCAGTGGTAAGAAAGTTGTCCACGTAGATACGGATTCACTTGAAGGAGCCGCTGGCACTAAAAACGCTGGTAAATCTGCAGCTAACTCGGTTAGTGTAGAGAAGGATAAGTCATTAAGCACTAAGCCTTCAGCAGCATCATCTAAGCAGGAGGAAGTAGAAAGTGACGAAGAAGAAGTCATTGCTGAAACCGAATACGACTTTACTGAGGATGTTGACGCTCTTATCGCTGGTGAAGAACTCTCAGAAGAGTTCCGAGAGCGAGCAGTAACAATCTTCGAGGCTGCTGTAACCTCTAAAGTTAAAGAGGAAATCAAACTTGTCGAAGAAGCGTTTGAAACCACGCTGACTGAAGAAGTCGAAAAGGTTAAAACAGAATTAGCCGAGAAGGTTGATGACTACATCTCCTACGCTGCGAAGACCTGGTTAGAAGAGAATGCTCTTCAGGTTGAGCAAGGTATTAAGGTAGAGATGGCAGAGTCATTCTTCAAAGGTCTAAAAGGTCTTTTCATTGAGCACAATTTGTCTGTGCCTGATGAAAAATTCAACCTACTAGATGGTATGGTTGGAGAGCTTGATGAGATGGAAACAAAACTCAATGAGCAAATCGATGCTAACGTCCAACTCAATAAGAGATTAGGACAACTTACAAGAATGGAAATCGTGACTGAGTGCTCAGCTGGTTTAGCTGAAACTCAGAGAGAGAAGCTTGCTTCTCTAGCAGAGGGTGTTGAGTTTGAAACTGAAGAAGACTTTAGAAATAAGGTCGAGACAATCAAGGAAAGCTACTTTGCTCGCAAGGAAGCAACCGAGGTTGCAGATCCTACCGAGGATAAAGGGGAACCCCTTGTAGAAGATACCAATAGCACATCAATGTCTAAGTATGTTGATGCTCTAAGCAATTGGTCTAAATGATTATAAATTAATAACTACTTTTAGAGGAGACTAATGTCACTTAAATCACTCCAAGAAAAGTGGGCACCCGTTCTGAATCACGACGCTCTTCCAGAGATCGGCGATACATATAAGAAAGGCGTAGTCGCACAACTTCTTGAAAACCAAGAGAGAGCAATTTCAGAAGAAGGAAAAATCCTTACTGAAACTCTACAAACAACAGGTTACACAACAGGCGATACAGCAACTGGTCCAGTTGCAGGTTTCGACCCAGTATTGATCAGTCTAATAAGACGTTCAATGCCACAATTAATTGCATATGATGTTGCTGGCGTTCAGCCAATGACAGGTCCAACAGGACTTATCTTCGCAATGAGAACTAACTACGGTGCAGAGCGTGCTCCAGCCGCTAGTGGTTACGATGAAGCATTCTTCGATGAGCCTAACGCAGGTTTCTCTGGAGGAGCAGGAAACGCATACGATCCTGGTGCTTCTTCTTCTGCAAACAACGACGCAGAAGGCAACAACCCTGCACTTCTCAATGATTCCCCTGCTGGAACATATGAGCAGACAGGTGATGCTACAGGTATGACAACAGCTACTGTTGAAGGACTTGATGACAGTAATGCCACCAACACGGCCTTCCGTGAGATGGGATTCTCAATCGAGAAAGTAACAGTTACTGCTCGTGCCCGTGCGTTAAAAGCTGAGTACAGCATAGAGATGGCTCAAGACCTCAAGGCTATTCATGGATTGGATGCCGAGCAGGAGCTTGCAAACATCTTATCAACAGAAATCCTTGCTGAAATTAACAGGGAAGTTGTTAGAACTATCTACACAAACGCTGTTGCTGGTGCTCAAAACAATACTGCTACTGCTGGTAAGTTTGACTTAGACGTTGACTCCAATGGTAGATGGTCAGTTGAGAAATTCAAAGGTCTTCTATTCCAAATAGAAAGAGATTCTAACGCTATCGGTCAACAGACTCGTCGCGGGAAGGGCAACATCCTCATCTGCTCTGCTGATGTGGCTTCTGCTCTTGGAATGGCTGGCGTGCTTGATTACACTCCTGCTCTTAATGGTAACAACAGTTTGACTAATGTAGATGATACATCTTCAACTCTTGTTGGTACATTAAACGGACGCATCAAGGTTTACGTTGACCCTTATTCTGCTAACGTTAGTGATAAGCATTACTACGTTGCTGGATACAAAGGTACTTCACCTTACGATGCTGGATTATTCTATTGCCCATATGTGCCTCTACAGCAGGTCAGAGCAATCAATCCAGATACCTTCCAACCAAAAATTGGCTTCAAGACTCGTTACGGCATGGTTTCAAACCCATTCTCAGGCGGACTTACCCAAGGAAGTGGTGCTCTTACAGCCAACGCAAACAAGTACTACAGAAGAGTACAAGTTGCAAACCTCATGTAATTCGGATTACATATTTCAAAAGGACTCTTCGGAGTCCTTTTTTTATGGGATAAATAATGAGTGACTGGAGTTTGTCCTATGCAATTTAACGAGAAAGATGTGAGTTACATGCTTAAAGCATGTGAACATTATAAGAATTTGCATCCTGAACCTGAATATGATATAGTAATAAAGAAATTACATAACTATGAAGAGGAGTATGATTGTCCAGGTTGTTGGGATCCTGCTTCAGAACACACATGTAGAGTATGAAGTATAACGTTGATATTGATGCAGGTAATGCATTTGTGGAAAGACTAAAAATTAAAGCACCTTCTATTGGTGGTTTTGGTGGTGCATTTAAAATCCCTACTGGGTATGAGAAACCTTTACTGGTTTCTGGCACTGATGGTGTTGGGACTAAAATTGAGTTAGGAGGATATAGCACTATAGGAATTGATCTTGTTGCTATGTGCGTTAACGATATCATTACCTGTGGTGCTAAACCCCTATACTTCTTAGATTATATTTCTACAAAGAAGTTAGATAAGAATGTGGATGCAATAATGAGTGGCATTCTTAAAGGGTGTGAGATAGCAGGTATAGAATTAATAGGTGGAGAAACAGCAGAGCATTATAAACAGAGTGACTATGACCTTGCAGGATTCTGTACAGGTATAGTAGAAGAGGATGGAATTATAGATGGTCGTTTAATCAAAGAAGGTGATGTTGCTATTGGTATAGAGAGTAGTGGAATACATTGTAATGGATATACTCTTATCAATGAATGTGGTTTCAAACATCCTGAGTTACTTACTCCAACTACAATCTACACATCTTTAGTATCTCATCTGTTACATGATATACCTGTATTGGGTATGGCACATATTACTGGTGGTGGATTGGTTGAGAATTTACCAAGGTGTTTACCTAAAGGATTAACAGTTGAAGTTAACTATGACAGTTGGCCACTGCCTGATATCTTTAGTAAGATTATGCTCAACTGTGAGGTACCTGAAGAGGAAATGTGTAGGACTTTCAATATGGGTATAGGGTATGTTATAATAGTACCACCTGAAGTAGCAGAGGATGCTGCATACATAATTACAACGCAGGGATACAAATTTTACAACTTAGGAAATGTCACAAGAAACTAAAGTAATCTTTAAGATTCACCAAGATGGTAGAGTGGAAGAAAGGGTTGAAGGTGCTCGTGGAGACACCTGTGAATCTATTACCAAAGCACTCGAAGAAAAACTTGGAGATTTGGAAAGAAGAATTTACACCGCAGATTATTACACACAAAAAGATGTCACACTTCAGCACAATAAAAACGAAATTAAAGAATCGTAAAGCATTACTCCATACATTAATGTTAATGGGACATGGAGTAGATGTCAATCAGACACTGGAAAATCCAGCAGGACATGAGCATGAACAAGTAGATGTGCAGATATCCATTGGTAAGGATATTGGATTCCGATGGAATGAAACTACATCATCATATGAGTTGGTCACTGACCTACAAACATGGGATCAACCAATACCAGTGAAGAGGTTTTTAGATAAAGTTGCTCAGTGTTATGCTGTTGAATGTATCAATCAAACTTCACAAGAGGAGGGGTTTGAGGTAGTGGAGCAGAATGTTAAGCAAGACGGATCTGTGGAGATGGTATTGAGTAAGTGGACCTAAATACTTTTTTATAACAAAAGGGGTCTCCAATGGATTGGGATCTCGAACAAAGAAATCAAGAACTAGAAACTATGCTAACAGTTTACCAAGATCATATCGAAGTACTAGAAGCGGAGAATTTAGAGTTAAAGGAAAAGGTTGAGTTCCTTCAGATGATGCTGGAATACGAATCGCTCGGACCGCCTTTGGATGGAGATATAAATAATAATACATGATGATATATTATGACCATTACCAACATTGAGTATAACCAATTCATTGGTATATACGACACTGAGTATGACACTGACGACTTAATAGAATATTGGAAGTACCAAGATAAATGTGGAGCCACATTTAAAAGAGTTGGTACGTGGGGAGCGAGTGGTAAGAAAGCTCAAGGGGTACATGCCCGTAAAGATTCTTGCTTAGCTACTTCAGATTTTATGATGGATCATGCATGTGGTTACATCTACATGAAATTTTATAATGAAGTTGTTGGTACATGTCTTGAGGAATACGCTAAAAAGTATGAGCATCTTAAGCATTATAGTTACCAACAGGCATACCTAAATGTGCAAAGGACTCTTCCCCAGGAAGGATACCACGCATGGCATACTGAAAATGGTAACCTAGCATCAAACAGAAGAATCATGGCAACCATGATGTATCTAAATGATGTTGAGGAAGGTGGAGAAACTGAATTCCTATATCAATCTCTAAGGTTTAAACCTAAAAGAGGACAAGTGTTAATATGGCCAGCAGGGTTTACCCATGTCCATAGGGGTAACCCACCACTAAAAGGAGAGAAGTTTATTGCTACATCATGGTTGGAAAACATAAACATGTAAAATGGCAAACTGGTATCAGGATCAATTAACGAATAAAAACTTTCTTTCTCCAATTGGATTTCTATTCACTCTGGATAAAGCAAGGAAGACTTCGTTCCTATGTCAAAGAGCAGCAATACCAGACATAAGTTTAGGTAATGTTGATATACCTACAGCAGGTAGGATATCTATTCCAATGGAAGGTAATGTAATCTATGGTGAATTCTCAATTGACTTTATTGTTGATGAGGATCTCAGAAATTATATGGAGATTCACAATTGGATTAGGGCATTAGGTGTCCCAGACAATGTAGCAGAGAGAGCAGCATTTGTTAAAGCAAATAGATATGTGGAAGGACAAGATCCAAAGTATTCTGATGCTACACTACAAGTATTAAATAACAACAACTTAGTAAACTTTGATGTTGTATTCAAAAATATGTTCCCTACATCATTATCTACTATTGATTTTGATGTGACTCAAGGTGATAATGAATTCTTAACTGCAACAGCAAACTTTAAGTATTTGTTATACGAGGTAAGGAATAAGAATACTCAGACAAGAAGATAATCATGACTTTATATTATGAACATAGAAATGATACAGGAGATGTGGGCAAAAGATTCCCACATTGATCCCGACAAATATGAAGAGGAATCCACAAAGATTCCACAGCTCCACCAACGATACATGGAGCATTTCAATACATTCAGCTTAATGAAGCGAGAAAAAGAGCTGGAGTTAGCAGGTCTTAGAAAAGAGAAGTGGGTATATTACAAAGGGAAAGCACCGTCGTCAGTGTATAAATTTCAACCATTTGATTTGAAGTTAACTACTTCAGATGAAATTAGAATGTTTATTGATGCAGATGAAGACATCTGTAAATTAAAATATAAGGTAACTTACTTAGAGACAATGCTTTCTTATATTGAGAGTATCCTTAAGCAGATTAATAACAGAGGATACCAAATTAAGAATGCTATTGACTGGCAGAAATTCCAGGCTGGTTTCTAATGAACTACGGTCTTACTCACAAGGTAGTCACATTCAACGTTGACGCTATGTCTGTCGTGAATCAATGTACTAAGAATCCTACTTTGGAATGGAAGGATGCCACGTTGTTTGATAAGACAAAGGATAAAAGAAAGAGCAGTGTAACATGGATACAGGATCCTATAATGTATACCATGCTAATGAAGATGGTTGCACAGATAAACAAGACTGCTGGATGGAATTTTAAAATTACAGGTGTTGAACCAGTACAGTATGGATTGTATCCTAAAGGAGGATACTATGGGTGGCATGTAGATCAACACCCTAAACCTGTTAAAGGTATGGTTAGAAAGATAAGTATGTCACTCTTCTTAAATGAGGAGTATGAAGGTGGCACCTTTGATTTGGAGATATATAAACCAGGCACTGACCCAAGATACAAATCATTTAGTTTGAATCGGGGACAGGCCATTTTCTTTCCTGCTGATACTTGGCATCAAGTGCAACCAGTAACGAAAGGATTACGTGAATCTATTGTAGCATGGTTTTATGGACCTCCTTATCAGTAAGAAAAATGAAGTCTATTTAAAGGTGAAAGCAGAACCTCATATACATCAAGAGGCTGCTGAATTCTTCTCCTTTGAAGTAGAGTCTGCAAAGTATATGCAGAGGACAAGGAGGTATAAAGGATGGGATGGGAAAGTCCACCTATACTCTCCAGCTACAGGTGAGATATATTGTGGACTAATTGATTACGTTACAGACTGGGCTGAGCAACAGGGCTACTCTTACTCTTTGGAGTCTTCAGAGACGTTTGGGGATCCAAAGGAAGAAAATCTCCTAATAACTCCTGAGGCTGTTGTGGGATTTGTAAAGGCACTACGTCTTCCTGTGAAGGTGAGGGACTACCAATTGAAAGCAATATACGAGTCCCTACGATACAACAGGCGACTCCTGCTGTCGCCAACAGCAAGCGGCAAGTCTTTGATGATTTATTCATTGGTTAGATTCCATGTAAATGTGAAAAGAAATGTTTTAATTGTTGTCCCGACGACTTCGCTTGTAGAGCAAATGTATAAAGACTTTGAAGAATATGGTTGGATGGCATCCAAACACTGCCACAAAATATATGCGGGGGAACAAAAAAATACTAAAGCTGATTGCGTAATTACCACTTGGCAATCTGTTTATAAACAACCTCGCAAGTGGTTTGAAACGTTTGATGTTATCATCGGTGATGAGGCACACCTTTTCAAATCCAAATCTCTTACTACGCTTATGTCTAAGTTGCATGGTTGTAAGTATAGGATTGGATTCACTGGCACACTAGATGGTGCTAACGTCAATCAGTTGGTACTTGAAGGTGTCTTTGGTAGATGCTCTCAAGTTACCAGGACTAAGCAGTTGATGAATCAAGGTTATCTTGCACAACTCAAAGTAAATATAATTCTGTTAAAACATCAAGAAGTTATATTTGAAGGTTATCAAGATGAAATTGATTACCTAATAGGGCATGAGCAAAGGAATAATTTTATCCGTAAACTTGCTTGTAGCCTGAAAGGTAATACTCTAGTCCTCTATAACTATGTAGAAAGGCACGGTCTCCCTCTATATGAGATGATAAATAGTAGTGCTGATACACCTGTGCATTTTATTCATGGAGGTGTTGATGTTGATATGAGGGAGGAAGTCCGAAGGTTAACTGAGGAAACATCCGATTCAATCATCATTGCATCTTATGGTACATTTTCTACAGGTATTAATATTAGAAACTTACATAATGTAATTTTTGCATCACCGTCTAAATCGAGAGTAAGAAATTTACAATCTATAGGACGGGTACTTAGAAAAGGTGAGAACAAATCGCAAGCAACACTATACGATATAGCTGACGACATTTCTACTGACAAAGGAAGTAATTATACGTTACGTCATTTGTATGAAAGATTCAAAATTTATAAAGATGAGAAGTTTCAATTTGAAATCAATGAAGTTCATCTAAAACCAAATGATTAACTACGCCAAGCATGATGAAGACTTTTACGGTATCTTTAAACTGATTAACGGTGATGAGGTAATAGGGAAGGCAGTGCTTCATAATGAAGAAGGTGAGTCAATCTGTTTTATTCAAGATCCATTAGCAGTTGAAGTATTTACAAGACACGTGGAAGAGGGGAAGGTAGCAAAGGGAATCGGACTCGCCCCCTGGATGCAAATGTCTGATGAAGAGTTTATAATTGTAAGAGAAAAAGATATTGTCGCACTAGCAACCATGTCTAAACAACATGTGTTATTGTATGAAGCATTTTTAGCACAAGAGTTTCAGAGTCGCCGCCCCCGCAAACAAATCAAACTAGAAAAAGAAATGGGATACCTAGGTAAGATTGAAGATGCCAGGAATCTATTTAAAAAGATATATAATAACCCTTCCAACCCTGACAGTGTTGAGTCTACAGGTGATTGACATTCTTGTCAAGCCCTGTTACAATAGAAGAGTCTAAAAAGAAATTTATATGGCACCTAGAGCAAAGAAGCAGCACTATGTAGATAATAAGGAGCTTCTTGCTGCTGTTATCCGATATAAGGAAGATGTGGAGATAGCACAAATCAAAGGTAAACCAAAACCAAAGGTATCTGAATACATTGGTGGGTGTTTCTTAAAGATTGCTACACATTTGTCTTACCGTCCAAACTTTATCAACTACATGTATAAGGATGATATGATATGTGATGGGATAGAAAATTGTATACAGTATATTGATAATTTTGATCCAGCAAAAAGTAAAAATCCTTTTGCATACTTTACACAGATAGTTTATTATGCATTCCTAAGACGTATTGCTAAGGAGAAACGTCAGTTGGATATAAAGGAAAAGATTTTAGAGAAGTCAGGATATGATGAAGTCTTCTCAGTTGACGGAGAAGGAGGAGCAGAGTATAATCAGATTAAGTCTCGTATTGCTATCAACTCTAAACGATGAAGGTCTTATTAATAACTGACCAGCACTTTGGAGTGCGTAATGATAACCAGGCATTTATTGATCACTACAGAAAATTTTACGGAGAGATAGTAGTACCTTTCCTTAAAGCATCTGACATTGATACTGTTATAAATTTGGGAGATACCTTTGATAAGAGAAGGTCTATCAATTACCTATCTCTTGAAGCAGCAAAGGAGATGTGGTTTGACCCACTAGATGAGTTAGGTGTCAAACATTATATGATGATTGGTAATCATGACATCTATTATAAAAATACACTTAGGGTAAATGCCCCCAACGAATTACTTGGAGCTTATAAAAACTTCGAGGTCATTGACACCCCTACCACTCTTACTTTCGGTGACACTGACATACTTCTTATTCCTTGGATATGTGATGAGAACAAAGAATCCATACTTAGAGAAATCAAAAGCAGTAGTGCTTCTGTCTGTATGGGTCATCTTGAGCTTAATGGTTTTGAAGCTCATCCAGGTCATGTAATGGATTTTGGAATGGACAAGTCTCCATTCAGTAAGTTTAAGAAAGTATTCTCAGGACACTATCATCAGAAATCTAATGATGGTACCATATATTATCTTGGTAATCCTTATCAGTTATACTGGAATGATTATGGATCTAAGAGAGGATTCCATGTATTCGATACAGATACATTGAAGACAACCTTCTATAGGAATCCATTTGACATGTTCCATAAACTCTATTATAATGATGGAGTAGATATTCCTGATAACTTAGAGGGCACGTTTGTCAAACTTATCGTCGAGGAGAAAGGGGACTACCAGAAATTCGACTATACCGTTAGTCAAATCCAAAACCTTGGACTTGCTGACTTAAAGATAGTCGAAGATCTAACCTTTGAAGAAAGCACTCAGGTGCTGGAAACCGAAGACACCATGACACTGCTCGATAAATACATAGACGAGGTAGAATTAAAAGTTGATTCTTCTAATGTCAAATCTATATTAAGATCATTGTATGTCGAGGCGTGTGAAATTTAATGTATCTGTTAACAGATAAAAAATCAGGTGGTGTCTATGCAGTCTTTAACAAAGATAATGTTAAGACTGTGCATCTTTTTGAAGAAGAAGATGATGTAGTAAGGTACCAAAACTTATTGGAAGCAGATGGACATGGTGAACTTGACATTTTAGAAATGGATAGGGAGATTGTTGAAGTCAATTGCAATAACAGAGGATACTTATATACAGTAATTACTAAAGACGACTTGGTTATTCCACCTAAAACTGAATGATTACATTTGAAAGTATCCGTTGGAAGAATTTTCTTTCCACGGGTGATCGTTGGACTGAGGTCAAACTAGACTCCAGTATGTCAACTCTTATTATTGGTCACAATGGTTCTGGAAAGTCAACCATTTTAGATGCTTTGTGCTTTGGTTTATTCAATAAACCTTTTCGTAAAATCACAAAGTCACAGTTGGTTAATAGTATAAACGAGAAGGGTACCAAGGTTGAAGTCTGTTGGTCAATAGGTAAGGATGAGTATAGAGTATTCAGAGCAATTAAACCAAATATATTTGAACTGTACAAAAATGATAAGCTAATAGATCAAGATGCTGCAACGAAAGATACACAGAAGTATCTTGAACAATCTATTCTGAAGCTTAACTACAAGAGTTTTACCCAGGTTGTTATACTAGGTAGCAGTACCTTTGTGCCTTTTATGCAGCTGCAAGCTGCTAATCGTAGAGAGGTTATTGAAGACCTATTAGATATAAAAATATTCTCTAGTATGAATATGCTATTGAAGGATAGGATTAAGTCAGCAGTGGAGCAAGCAAGAGATTGTGAGCACATCATGGCAATGAATGAGCAGAAGGTAGCATCACAAATGAAGTTGCTGGATGCTATGGTATCAGCCAACACTGATAGGCAGAAGGAAAAGAGTGTGCAGTTGGATCTAAATCAGGAATCTGTTATTGAGTTAGAGCAGGAAGTTAAACTTAAGACTGCTGAAGCTGCTAAGTCTGAAGCAAAGTTAAAGAAGATGGGTGATAATAAAGATGCGTTATTTGAATTGAGAGATAGTCAGACATTAGTTAAACGAATGTTGTCTGATGTTAAGAAGGAATATAAATTCTTTACTGACAATAAAGTCTGTCCCACTTGCACTCAGGAGATTGAAGATGAGTTTCGTCAATGTAAATGTGATTCCTTATCAGGAAAAGAAAAAGAATATGTGGATCAATCTAAAGGTCTCACTAAAAAGATTAATACAGTTACCAAGAAGATTGAAAAGTATGATAAGTTAAGTCATGCTTTATATGAGTTGCGTAATACTATCAATACTATTCAGAGTAATGTAATTAGAATACAAAAAGAATCCCTCCAACTTGAGCAGGAGATAATTGAATTGAAATCAAATACTCCTAACATCAAAGCAGAGGATGAAATATTAAATGTCCTCATGGAGGATGCAGAGAAGACGAGAAAGGATTGTTCTAAAGTATCAGAAAAACTAGATGAGTTTGCTGTTGTACACCAGTTACTTAAAGATGGTGGTATCAAGAAGCAGATAATCAAGAAGTATGTTCCTATCTTCAATTCTCTTATCAATAAATACTTACAGTCTATGGACTTTTATGTCAACTTCACACTTGACGAAGAGTTCCAGGAAGTTATTAAGAGTCGTTTCAGGGATGAATTTAGTTATTCGTCATTTTCTGAAGGAGAGAAGCAAAAAATTGACCTAGCTCTATTGTTTACATGGAGAGAGGTAGCAAGAATGAAAAACTCAGTAGCAACGAATCTGTTATTGCTTGACGAGGTTTTCGATTCTTCATTGGATGCAGAAGCAACAGAATCACTTCTAAAAATTCTTCGTAGCCTTGGTAAAGGCACAAACGTATTTGTAATATCGCATAAGGGAGAAATCTTAGTTGATAAATTTATGAATACATTAAAATTTGAAAAGCAAAATGATTTCAGTAAGTTAGTCGATGTTTCATGAAGCATGGAAGGTATGGAAATATGCTCTAGGTAGTTTCAATGATTCCACAACAAAAAAATACGACAATCAAATTGTTATTGTACGTAGCATTATTTTTATTAGCTACCTTATCACTAATTGCTTTATTACTGCTGGTGTTATAAGACACTGGGACAGTGGACAAACTGGCCCTGTACCTGTCACAAGCGATAGAAAGGTGCTATGATGTATACATCAGAGGAACACTATGCCAGTAAACACCGAAGTAAAAGGAACCCTTGCTAGACTACTAGCAACAGAAAATCTTACGATTGAGCATCGTAAAGTAGAGACCGCTTGCTTTGATGTTGAGAATAGAGTGCTTGTCCTACCTATCTGGAAGGCAGCATCAACAGATGTGTATGATATGCTCGTGGGTCACGAGGTGGGTCATGCCTTATATACACCTGCCGATGAGTATGATGCTCCTAGAGACTTTGTAAATGTCTTAGAGGATGCTCGTATCGAGAGGATGATGAAGGTTACTTATCCTGGTCTTAAGCATTCATTCTTTAAAGGTTACGCAGAATTATGGGAGAATGATTTCTTCGCTGTTAAGCATAGAGATTTAAGTAAGATAGCATTCATTGATAGAATTAATTTATACTTTAAGGGTTGTGCTCAGGTACAATTCTCAGAGTATGAGCAAAGTATTGTAGACAGAGCAGCAGTTACTAAAACTTTCCAAGATGTAATTGACCTTGCTAAGGAAGTATATGATTATGCAGAGAAGCAGGAAGATGATAAGTCTGAAGGTGAAGATGAATTCCCTAACTTTAATTTGAAGGATGAAGAGGATACTGAATTCAGTCCTGCCCCTAAGAATGAAGTAAACTTTGAGCAAGGTGAAGATGAAGATGGTCAACCTCAGAAGCAACCAGTAGCAGAACAGGAAGTAGAAGAAGGAGAGACAGAAGAAAATTCTGGTGGAGAAACATTTGATGAGACACAATCATTAACTGAGAGAGCATTGAGAGAGAATCTTGAGGATATGATTGATGATGATGCTAAGGAATGGGTATACTTAAACGTACCTAAAGTTAATATGAAGGATGCTTTAGTTGATTGGAATAAGGTTGGTGAGGAATTAGAGTATTATTTCTATGGTCAAGCATTTGAAAGTGAATATCAACAAAAAAGATATGACGAAGATAGAAGTTATGTCTTAAATAAATATGAAGATTATAAGAAGTCAGCACAGAAGTCTGTTAACTATCTGGTTAAGCAGTTCGAAATGAAGAAATCAGCAGACCAATATGCACGTGCAGCTACTGCAAAGACTGGGGTTATCGATACAAATAAGTTGTTCAGCTATAAGATCAATGAGGATATATTTAAGAAGGTAACAGTTATACCTGATGGTAAGAATCATGGGTTGATTATGTTACTTGATTGGTCTGGGTCAATGCAGAATGTATTGATGGATACTTTAAAGCAGACTTATAACTTGGTTTGGTTTTGTAAGAAGGTTAACATTCCATTCAGAGTGTATGCTTTCCAGAGTGGATTTGATAGAGCATATGATGCATGGGATGACCAGAAACTTAATGACTTAGGTGTATCTGGTGATTTTAATTTATTAGAATTCTTCTCATCTAAGATGAATAAGCAGAAACTTGATAAGCAAATGGGTCTTATCTGGATGCAGTCATGGGCAATGTCAGCCTGGAGTGCTATTGGTTACAATAGAAACTTAAGTTTAGGTGGCACTCCTCTTGCTGAAGCATGTTACTATGTAAGGGAAGCAGTTAAGGATATGAAAACAAAAGAGAAGGTTCAAAAGGTTAACGTTGTTTGCTTAACTGATGGTGAAGCAAATCCTCTCTACTATGTTAGTCCTTCCAGATATGATGCATCAGAGAAGTCTTGCACTTACCTATGTCATCAGCGTAATAAAGTTTACATCTTAAGAGATCCTAAGACTGGTTATTCTCGTAGACTTGGTACTAGCCCAAGAGAAACTACTAAAGAGATTGTATCATTCTTTAATGAGATTACTGATTACAATTGGATTGGTATTCGTATCTGCTCTAAGAATGAATTGAGTAGAATCTTAACAACATGTGTCCCCTATGAAGAGCAAGAAGTAATTAATAAACAGTGGAGTAAAGAGAAGTTTGCTTCAATCTATAAGAAGGCAGGTTTCAGTCAGTCATTCTATATCCCTAATAAGGGTATTGGTGAGGGCACAGCAGACCTTGAAGTAAAACAGAAAGGTGAAGTTGCAACTAGAGCAGAGTTAGGTAGAGCATTTAAAAAACACATGGGTTCAAAGAAGACTAATAAAACTATCCTAAATGCTTTCGTGGAGCAAATAGCATGAGACCTTACATGAGTATGTGGGATGGATATAAGGAGGCGGTATTCAATACGTTTCCTGATATGGTTTTTTTAAATAACCATACAACTTGGCAAAATAAAAAAGGTGTAAATCTTACTGCTGATTTATATGCTGGTAAGTATTTCCTTAAGTCTAGGCATGTGGATATATGGGATGGAAAGAATCTCAATATACATAACAACATCATATATCCTAAGACACCCAAGATAGGTGACACTATAATACCTTGTTTTGGTATGGACTTGATGGGATTTAGTGAGAAGAAATGTATTATAGTATTTGATTTCCAACATCCAATAGAGAATTATCTCTTAGATGTACCACCATTACCTAAGACAACAGAGAAGTATCGTTTCTTTGAACCAGGTAATCATTTCTCTAACAATATTTTTGTAAGATACTGTGAAGCAGATGGTGTTGGTACATTCCTACCTACATTCAAATATTATCTGTCACTCTATAAGGAGATGATAGATAAGGGACAACCAACTGGAGAAGACACCAGTTTCTATCATGATTTTGATAAGTATATGATAAGATTGGATCCTATATCAGGGTATCTGGGTAGTGCTTTCGGTAAGGAAGAGTCTGAGAAATTAATTAAGGAGTTCTTTTTTAGTTATGCGTGACTTAATTGATGACATCTCTGCAATGTTACAACGTGCTATTGATGATATACCTGATGTAGAGCCATTAGATAGTCCTCATAAAGAAGTTAAGAAGGATGGTTTAGTCATTCGTAATAGGATGTACAAGTCACCTAAAGTAAGGAAGTTGCATATAGAAGAAGCAGAGATAGGTGGTATAAAGATACTACATTGTGTATTCTTTCCTGACCCTCATTACAATCTACCTATATTTGGATGTGATATTGTATCTAATGGTAAGGTAGTTACTGCTGCTATTGTTGATCTATCACCTGTGCATGGAAATGATGAGAGGTTTTATAGACAGATAAGAGAGATTAGTAATGAGTTTAGTTTTAGTGGTAGGAGACCACTTCCATTGTGGGGTGATGATATCTTCTCACCATACTGTAAGTTTACAAGTCTGAAAGAAGAGATTGATAAAGCAAACTTCTATTGCGTTGTCCTTCTATACCTTAAGGAGTACCGTGATGCTGTTAAGAATAGTGAGAGAGTTACCTTCTGGGTTGATACTATGAGGAGACTTGATGATCAGATTTATTATTGCAGTCAACAAAG